TGTAATGATTAAGAAAACAAGTGGCACAAGTAGGTGGAGAATAGTTGATAACAAAAGAGACATAGAAAACCCAAGAAGCAAAAATCTATTTGCAGAAGATAATATCGCAGAAACGGGTAGACCTACCCACACTACACAGGACTTTAATTTTCATTCAAATGGCTTTGAAATACCTCCTAATATGGATGGCGAATTAAATCAATCTGGAGCAAGTTTCATCTTCCTAGCATTCGCAGAAGAGAACGTACAACCAGAACCAGAGTTAGCTAATAGTTTTAACGTAGTTACTTATACGGGTAATGGCAGTACACAAGCTGTGACTGGGTTAGGATTCCAACCAGATTTAGTTTGGATAAAAGCAAGAGGGTTATCTCAAGCTCCAAACATTTTTGATAGCATAAGAGGCGGTGAATTATTAAGAACCTCTTCGACAGCTGCTTCGGGGGGAGATTACATAGATTATATAGATGATGGGTTTCAATTTAAAGTTACAGATGCAGGATGGAATCAAAGCGGACAAAATTACGTTGGTTGGGCTTGGAAAGCATCTAATGACAGTACTATAAATAATGACGGTAGTATAACAAGTATTGTTAGTGCGAATCCTGCTGCTGGGTTTAGTGTGGCGAAATGGAAAGGGAGCGGTACTTCTGGGCAATCAATAGGACACGGTCTTAATTCAGAACCAGAACTAATTTTGCAAAAAAGAACGAATATAGCAGGGGACTGGGAATGCTATCATAAAGATTTAGGAGCAACTAAAAAAATACTTTTAAATAGTACCGCAGCTGCAACCACATCAAGCGCCTTTGGAAATACAGCGCCAACAAGCACGGTTTCTTATGCTGGAGCATATACAAACGAATTGGTTAATTATTATTTCCATTCAGTAGATGGTTATCAGAAGATAGGGAGTTATAGTGGGTCTGGAGGCGCAGGGAATGCACAAAATTTAGGTTTTGCTCCTGCCTTTGTAATGGTAAAATCTACAAATGTTGCAACTAACTGGGCAATATTTGATACAGCAAGAACAGGAAAAAGATTACAAGCTGATTTAAGTAATGCGGAAGGAGATGATACTAGAGTTACATTAACGTCAACAGGATTTGAATTTACAGGCGCTGCATTTAATGAAACTGGTAGGGACTGGATTTACCTAGCAATAAAAGCAAACTAATGTACGTAATAATATAATTAACTAAATATAAATAAAATGGAAATTAAATTAAATCAAGAACAAATTAATAGAATTGCACAATTATTAAATGAATTCCCAATTAAAGAATTACCAAGGGTTCAAGCAATTTCTGAAATTTTAAATCAATCAAATAAAAATAAAAATGAATCTAATAAGAAAAATTAGTGTTGGGCGAGACTATAAAAATGACGCAATGCACTATAGTGTTGGACAAGAGGTTTTTGGAGGGCACACTATTTCTGAAATACTAGAAGAAGAAGACTGCTATAAAATATATATTAAAAAAAATGACGAGGTATTACCTTGGAAAGAGTTTAATAAAAATATGGCAGTATCAATAGAATTTAATTTACAGTATTAATGAAACATACGCATGCTTATATTGTTGAACCACTTGATGGAAGATACAGTAATAAGAAAAATGTTGGAGGTCAAGAATTAATATTAAATACATCAATAGAAGATCATAAATTTGTAAATAGATCAGGCATTGTAATTGAAACGCCAATCATTAAAGATGAATATGATTTACAAATAGGAGATGAAGTAATTATTCATCACAATGTATTTAGAAGGTATTATGACATACGAGGTAATGAAAAAAATAGTCGTAACTATTTTGAAGAAGATAAATATTTTTGTTTTAGCGACCAAATATTTTTATATAAACGAAATGGCGAATGGCAAACCCCTCCAGGTTTTTGTTTTGTAAAACCAATTAAAAGTAAAAATAAACTTACAGAAGACAAAGAGGAGCCTCTCACAGGTGTTTTAAAGCACTTAGGGAGCGATTTAAAGAGCTTTGGTCTGCAAGACAATGATATAATAGGTTTCACCCCAAACAGTGAATATGAGTTTGTTATAGAAGGTGACAAATTATATAGAGTACCACTAAATTCAATTTCAATTAAATATGGACGTAAAGGATCTGAAACCGAATATAATCCAAGCTGGTTATAAAGCGGTACACGAATTAATAAGAGTAGCAGAAGAAGAAATTATAGTTGAAGGCGGAGAGGATGAACTTGCTGCTGATAGGCTAAAGAATGCAGCTGCTACTAAAAAATTAGCAATTTTTGATGCTTTTGAAATACTAACTCGTATTGAAGCAGAAAAGAATTTAATGGAAAACAAACCTGTTGAAGACAAACAAAGCTTCAGTGGTTTTGCAGAAAGAAGATCTAAGTAATGTACGAACAATATTTAGTAAAGACTGTAACGCCTATAAAGCCAAACGTTATAAAACGAATGAATCGTTATAACAAATGGGAATATGGATATAACAAGGAGTATGACATAGTGGTTATAAGCAAGACTGGTAAGATAGGTGAAATCATTGAAATACAGAACTTGTGTATAGCATTACCTGAAACACCTAAGTCAATAGATAAAACAAACAACAGGTGGACACCATCTGAGTACCCTAAGGAGTTAAAACAAATTAAGAGTATATTTGATTGGGAAAGCTATCCGGAAACATTTAAATCAAATTGGTATGAATATATTGACGAAGAGTTTACTAAGCGTGAAAACGGCCATTGGTTCAATAATAAAGGTGTTAACACTTATGTTACTGGTACTCACTACATGTACTTGCAGTGGACTAAGATTGACGTGGGGCGACCAGATTTTAGAGAAGCCAATAGATTATTCTTTATCTTCTGGGAAGCTTGCAAAGCTGATAAACGATGCTACGGACTTTGCTACCTTAAAAACAGACGATCAGGTTTTAGTTTTATGGCGTCAGGGGAGACCGTTAACCAGGCAACAATATCGTCCGATTCAAGATTTGGAATTCTTTCTAAGACTGGAGCGGATGCGAAAAAGATGTTTACTGACAAAGTCGTGCCAATATCAGTTAACTACCCCTTCTTCTTTAAACCAATACAAGACGGAATGGACCGGCCCAAGTCGGAACTCGCCTACAGGGTTCCCGCTTCCAAGCTTACCAAGAAATCCATCACCTCAACCAGTGAAAAGCAAGTACTAGAGGGATTAGATACTACTATTGACTGGAAAAATACAGGAGATAACAGTTATGATGGTGAAAAGCTAAAACTGTTGGTACATGATGAATCCGGTAAATGGGAAAGACCTGATAATATATTAAATAACTGGAGGGTAACAAAAACAACGTTACGATTAGGTAGCAGAATTATTGGAAAGTGTATGATGGGATCAACATCAAACGCTTTAGAAAAAGGTGGTGGAAATTTTAAAAAATTATATGGAGACTCAGATGTCACAAGAAGAAATAAAAATGGCCAGACTAGCTCGGGATTATATAGTTTGTTCATCCCTATGGAATGGAACTACGAAGGATACATTGATTCTCATGGATACCCTGTATTTGATACTCCAAAAGAACCCCTCCTTGGAAATACCGGAGATTATATCGACACGGGTGTAATTGACTTTTGGGAAAATGAAGTTGATGGGCTTAAGCACGATTCAGATGGATTGAATGAATATTACAGACAGTTTCCAAGAACAGAGGAGCATGCATTTAGAGATGAAGCTAAAAATAGTATATTTAATTTAACTAAAATATACGAGCAAATTGACTTCAACGAAAGTGTTTCACGTGATGGTCTTGTAACTAAAGGATCGTTTTCGTGGGAAAACGGAATAAAAGATAGTAAAGTTATATTTTCTCCTAATCCAAGCGGACGGTTTTTAGTTAGCTGGGTACCGTCTAAGAATCTGCAAAACAATGTAATAGTAAATAATGGAATCAAAAACCCCGGTAATGCACACATGGGTGCGTTTGGGTGTGATTCATATGATATATCAGGTACAACAGATGGAATAGGTTCTAAAGGATCTTTACACGGACTTACTAAGTTTAGTATGGAAGATGCTCCACCTAATACATTTTTTTTAGAATACGTTGCCAGACCTCAAACTGCAGAGATATTTTTTGAAGATATGCTTATGGCTTTGGTTTTTTATGGTATGCCAATATTAGCAGAGAATAATAAGCCAAGATTGTTATATTACTTAAAACGAAGAGGTTATAGAGGTTTCTCAATGAATAGACCTGATAAAGTTTGGAATAAACTATCTGTAACAGAAAAAGAAATAGGTGGTATACCTAATACATCAGAAGATATAAAACAAGCTCACGCAGCGGCTATAGAAACCTATATAGATAAATATGTTGGTTTTAATGAAGAAGGCAGTGGGAATATATATTTTAATAGAACATTAAACGATTGGGCAAGGTTTGATATAAATAAACGAACAAAATATGATGCAACTATTAGTTCTGGGCTCGCTATTATGGCTTGCAATAGGCATTTATATCATCCAAAACCAAAATACGAAAAACAATCGTTAGGAATAAAAATAAAAAGATTTAATAATAAAGGAATGCATTCGCAAATAATTAAATAGCATGGCTGAAACAATATTAAAAAGTTCATTTCCAAGTCAAATCGCAAGCGATGCCGAAAAGGCTAGTTTAGAATATGGATTAGAAATAGCTCGTGCTATTGAACATGAATGGTTTAAAAGAGATTCGGGAGCTACTAGATTTTATTCTAATAGAGATGAGTATCATAGACTTAGATTGTACGCTAGAGGTGAGCAGTCTGTAAAAAAATACAAAGATGAGTTATCTATTAATGGTGATTTATCTTATTTAAATTTAGATTGGAAACCAGTTCCTATTATACCAAAATTTGTAGATATAGTAGTGAACGGTATGTCTGATAGGCTTTTTGATGTTAAAGCTTTTTCACAAGATCCTTCTTCTGTAAATGAAAGAACAAAGTATGTAGAGTCTATTATGACTGACATGCAAACAAGAGAGATTTCAGATGAAATACAACAAAAGCTAGGTATTAATGTTTATGCAAACGATGTAGAGAAGCTTCCTGAAAATGAAGAAGAGTTGTCTTTGCATATGCAACTAGAATATAAGCAAGCTATTGAAATAGCTGAAGAGCAGGCTATTAATTCTGTATTAAATTCTAATAATTATGATTTAACTAAAAGACGTATAAATTATGATTTAACTGTTTTAGGTATTGGTTGTACTAAAAATGAATTTAACGTTTCTGAAGGAATAAAAGTAAAATATGTAGATCCAGCAGATATAGTGTATTCATATACTAACTCTCCTTATTTTGATGATATATATTATGTAGGTGAAGTTAAAAACGTAACTATCAATGAGTTAAAACAGCAATTTCCCGAACTTACTGAAGAGGAATTAAAAGATTTAACAAAGCAAGGAACTCAAACAGCAACTACGCGCAATCGTTCTGCAAATGAAGACGGCTTACTCGATGCTAATACAATTCAAATTTTGTATTTTAATTATAAAACATATAATAATCAAGTATTTAAAGTAAAGAAAACAGCTTCAGGAGCAGATAAAGCAATTCCAAAGACTGATCAATTTAATCCTCCTAAAGATGGTAATGACAGATTTGCAAAAGAAGCAAGGTCTATAGAGGTGGTATATGATGGTGCTTTTGTTTTAGGAACAAAAAAATTGCTTAAATGGGAGCTGGCTAAAAATATGATACGCCCCAAAAGTGATACTACAAAAGTAATGCTTAATTATCATATTGTAGCGCCTAGGCTTTATAAGGGTCGTATTGAATCGTTAGTTAGTCGTATTACAGGTTTTGCTGATATGATTCAATTAACGCATTTAAAATTACAACAGGTATTATCAAGAATGATACCAGATGGAGTTTACTTAGATGCTGATGGATTAGCTGAAATTGATTTAGGTAATGGTACAAATTATAATCCTCAAGAAGCATTAAATATGTTCTTCCAAACAGGTTCTGTTATTGGTAGATCACTTACACAGGATGGGGATATGAATCCCGGTAAAGTTCCTATTCAAGAATTAACATCAAATGGTGGTAACAATAAAATATCATCATTAATAAGTACGTATAATTACTACTTACAAATGATCCGCGATGTAACTGGTTTAAATGAAGCTAGAGACGGTTCTACGCCAGATGCTAATGCTTTGGTAGGTGTTCAAAAGCTTGCGGCGGCTAATTCTAATACAGCAACAAGACACGTTTTGCAATCAGGTTTATACTTAACTGCTAAAACAGCAGAAGCTATTAGTTTACGTGTATCTGACGTATTGGAGTTTTCTCCAACTAAAGATGCATTTATTTCTAGCATTGGTAGATTTAATGTAGGCACACTAGAAGATATTAAAAACATGCATTTACATGACTTTGGTATTTTTATTGAACTTGCACCTGATGAAGAAGAAAAACAAATGCTTGAAAATAATATACAGCAAGCATTAGCAAAAGACCAAATATATCTTGAAGATGCTATTGATATTAGAGAAATTAAAAATGTTAAATTAGCTAACCAATTTTTAAAAGTACGTAGACGTAAAAAATTAAAACAAGATCAAGAGGCTCAGCAACAAAATATTAAAGCTCAAGCCGACGCAAATTCTCAAAATACACAAGTTGCTGCTCAAATGGAAATTCAAAAAAATGAAGCTATTACAGGTCAAAAAGTTCAGCTCATTCAAATTGAAAGTGATCTTGAGTTACAAAAGATGCAACAAGAAAAAGAACTTAAGAAAGAGCTTATGAAATATGAGTTTGATCTTAACATGGCTCTTAAAGATAAAGAAGGAGAAGCTTTTAATAATAAAGAAAAATATAAAGAAGATCGTAAAGATGAAAGAACTCGTATACAAGCTTCGCAACAATCTCAACTTATAGAACAACGCAAAGATAAAAAAGGCGAACAGAAATTTGAATCTGCAGGAAATGACACTATGGGTAGTGGATTCAATTTAGAGGCTTTTGAGCCAAGATAGTAATACCCACAATTAATTTTATAATATTTTATCATGTCAGAAGAAACAAATCAAGAAGAAACAGTACAAGAAGTAGTAGAAGTTCAAGCTGAACCTACTCAAGAAACACAAGAAGAAGTTCCCAGCAATGTTAGTGTTGATGAAGATGGCACTATAAAGCTAGACTTAAGACAACAACCTAAAACAGAGGAAGCAGATGCCGTTCAAGAGCAAGAAACAACAAGCGTGGATGTGGGCGAACGAACCGAAGATAGCCCGGAAGTGGACCAAGAAATACGGTCCGATAACAATGAAAGTGCAACAGAAGAGCAAACGCTAGAACTTGTACAAGAAGAGCCTGAAGAAGAAAAAGAGTCTACATTAGCGAATAAAATAAAAGATATTCCTAATAAGCTTAAAGAACAGGAGGAAAGTGTAAATAATAATCAAGAAACCAACGAGTTACCGGAGAATATTGACAAGCTAGTCAAATTCATGGAAGAAACAGGTGGAACGCTTGAAGACTACGTGAGTCTTAATAAAGATTATGATAGTATGGAAGACATGCAGCTTCTGCGTGAATACTATCAACAAACAAAACCGCATTTATCAACAGATGAAATTGATTTTTTAATTGATGATAATTTTTCATTTGATGAAGAAGTTGATGAAGAGCGAGACATAAGAAGAAAAAAATTACTATTTAAAGAATCAATTGCTGAAGCTAAATCAAATCTTTCAAATCTGAAGAATCAATATTACGATGACCTTAAGTTAAGTTCAAAGTTAACTCCAGATCAAAAAGAAGCGATTCAGTTTTACAACGATTATAAAGTTGAGCAAGAATCAACACAACAATTACGCGAACAGCAAAGAAATGTTTTTGAGCAGCAAACTAACAAATTATTTTCTGACGAATTCAAAGGTTTTGAATATAAAGTTGGGGATAATAAATATAGGTTTAATGTGAGAGACATTGATAATGTTAAATCATCTCAATCAGATATAAACACATTAGTCAGCAAGTTTGTTGACAACAACAATGAATTATCCGATGCAGCTGGTTATCACAAAGCATTATTTACTGCTATGAATGCAGACAGTATTGCAAATCACTTTTACGAACAAGGCAAGACAGACGCTATTAAAGAGTCTATGGCAAAATCTAAAAATGTAGATATGTCACCTCGCCAAGGTCATGAAGCGGTTACAACTGGTTCTGGATTTAAAATACGTGCGATTAGTGGAGATGATAGCTCTAGATTAAGAGTTAAAATTAAACAATAACAAACAATAATTAAAAATGGGATTATTTGAAACAGGTGGATCGTTTCCAGCAGGATTAACGCCTTCACCTTCTAAAACACTTTTTTCAGGAAACTACCTGACTTTTGATTCTACCTCTGGTGGTGGAACATTTGCAAAACAATTTTTACCAGACGTATACGAAAAAGAAGTTGAGCGCTATGGAAATCGTTCAGTATCTTCTTTCTTACGAATGGTTGGAGCTGAAATTCCTTCTGCTTCAGATCAAGTTATTTGGTCAGAGCAAGGAAGATTACACATCGCTTATGATGCTGCTTCTGCTAATACAGCAACTAACGTAATTACACAGGAGGATCACGCTGTACGTGTTGGTCAGACTGTTGCTATTGCTGAAGGACTTGCAACAGTGAAAGCAGTTGTAATTGAACTTCCAAACGCTAACTCATTTAAAGTTGCTCCTTATGCAGGACAAACATTAGATGCAGCTGGTTTAGGAACTGGTACTGATATTACTGTAAAAGTATTTGTTTACGGTTCTGAATTTGCAAAAGGATCTGCAGGAATGTCTGGATCTATAGACGCTGGTTTCCAGCAGTTTAGCAACTCGCCTATCATTATTAAAGATAAATATTCTATCTCTGGTTCTGATACTGCACAAATTGGATGGGTTGAAGTAACTACTGAGAACGGAGCTGGAGGATACCTATGGTACTTAAAATCTGAGCACGAAACT